CCCCCCCCTCGCGCCGGGTCTGGGCGGTGCCCTGGCCAACTTTCCAAGGAAACACCCCCCCCCCGCCGCTAAAATTTAGCTGGGTTCCGTCGTAAGAAAACAGCACCCAGCGGCCCGCAACGATTGTGTCGCCGTCCACGGTATCCGCGCCGCAGTAGGCGGGAACGCTCTTGCCGTTTACCGTCCATGTGTCGCCGCTGGCCCACGCCGCAGGGACTTTGAAACGGCCAAAACCGCCGTGTCCTGTCAGCGCGTAGACCTTGCCGCTTTTGGTACACTTGTAAATCTGCGCTGTGACATCTACACCGCTGCCGTTCGGGTCGTACTGCGCTTTTGTCATGACTGCTGTGCCAGCGTTCAACTGGTTCAGTTCCGAACTTACAGCAGCAATCATTTCATCGACTGCCGCCTGCATGACGGATGTACCTATGCCCGCAAACTTACAGTAGACATACCCGCACAGATCAGCGTCGGCACGACGGTCTGTAATCATAGATGCCGTGATGGCGGTAGCGCCTGCGGGAATCCGCACATGATACAGGCACAGATCGTATGCGTCGGCATCACGGGTGCATGCGGGGGCCGTCGGATTGATGGCAGGCGTGCCGGGAACGACAACTGCGTGAATATCGCGTGAATTGACATCCCGCCGCAGCATGACCGCATCAATGCGCGCAAGCGTGCCGTCAGCATAGCCGAATGTAAGCGTCAGGGGGCTGTCGTTCTGGTAGTGGTAGCCGTTTACCAGCGCGCGGCCCTCGCTCAACGCGGCGGTCATAGCGCCTGCGGGGGCAAGCGTCAGATCATCACTTTGGCACACGCCGGAATGAAACAGCGCGTCGGTGATCGCGGCAATGTGGGCTGTTTTGTACTTCCTGTCGCCGCCGGACGACGGAAAAAAGCCGCTCCATTCTCCCATTTAGATGTCCTCCAAATTCAAAGTTTCGGATTTTGTTTTGCCCGTCACCGGGTAGATTGTGACGCTGCCTTTTTCATAGACTTCTTCAACCTCGGTAACACGTTCGTTCATGGTGATGCCAATACTGGAATCGCCCGTTGTAACGATGTCGCCCAAATCCCAATCCTGCAAATAGGCGAAGTTCTCCATGTCCACGGCAGTGCCTGTGAAGTTTTTGGTCTTGATGTGGTCGAACAGGCCCCAGCCGCATTGTGTTTTGAGTTCATCCAGATAGGCCGCTTCGGTCTTGTCGTCGGGCGTGACGCTGGACGCATCCACGAAACAGACGCGCTTGCGCCCGCCGTTAGAACGATCAACGCATACAACGCGGCCATCACTGCCGCGCGCATAGGCCACGTTGCAGTAGTCGGATTCGTCAAAACTGTATTCCGGGTCGATGAAATTCTGAAATTCATCGGTGAAATACACAATGTTGTTGTCGGCCTGATTGGCACTGCGGTCTGTGCCCTCATACACTTGGAAAGTGAACTGCTGGTTTTCGGAAAATAACAGGCGGAAGCCCAGTCCGTAGGCTTTGGCAACGGCTGTCATGGCTTTCAGCGTGTTCTTGAAGTCCAACTGAATCGTGATTTCTGCGCCGCTGGGTAGTGCCGTTTTGTCAACGACCAGTTCGGGTACGGATTCGCGGGCATCTTCGGCCAGTTGGCAAAGGATTTCGGCAGGCGTGCCCGTGAAGGATTTCGTTCCGATGACATAGGCCATCGAAAAATATATTTCAAGCATCCGCGCATTGGCGGTGATCTCGCCGCCTTTGGTTTTGATGCCCATAATGCGGGCGGATTCGGTGCGGCCTACCCTGCGCAGGATAACGCCCGCTTGGATGGCGGCAAGGTTTTCTTTGGTAGCGGGCAGATGCAGTTCAACTTCGCCTGCCGTCCAATACTGCCGCCGCCAGCGCAGGGATGTGTAGAAGTCAATGGTTCCGATAAATTCACCGTTTTCACGGTAAGCGTACAGTTCCATAGGCTACACCCCCCAGAACACGGGCGTGCTGGACATGACAACATCCAGATTGTCAACGCCGCTTTCCGCATCGTAGCGGAACACGTTGCTGCCGGGTTCAACCTGTAACCACGTCGAACCGAACACCCATGTATTGTTTGCGCCCTTTTCCACGCCGCCCGATTTCAGCGTGATTCGTTTGTTTTTGAATCCCGTCGTGACGGTCAACACGTCGCCCGCGTGCATCTGGCAGCGGATTTTAAAGCCTTTCTGACTGCGCACTTCAAACAGGCTTGGATTCGTCACCGCACCCGTTGCCATGAATTGCACGGTCAGGCCGCGCGCAACGTTGCTTGTGTTTTCGACGGCAACGGCCAAGTTGGCACGCTTTGCCGTCATTTCAAACGGTTCGTCTGGCAATTCAAGCACGTCATCGGGAAATTCAATCAGCCCGTCCCACACAGCCATTTCAACACGGTCATCGGTAACAGCCTTGAATTTCGGGTCGGGGCACACCAAACTGATCGTGACTTTGCGCTGCTGGCCCGTGGGGTCAACATGGACAAATTCGGGTACATAGTCAATTTTGCGGGTGATGCCCTCATCGGTCACGTACAGCGTGCCCGTGGAGCCGCGCGGAAAGTAACTGTACAGTTTTTCCCGCATAGAACGGATGTTATCCTTTAGCCAGCAGTAAATTACAATGTTGCGCTTCGTGGCCGTGCTGGACTTGTAGTGTTCGCCGTCCTGATCGTTGCCTTTTTCGGTATCGACGTCAAAATCGGAACTTGTCAGGCCGTCCACATCTTCCAGCCAGAGCGGCCAGCGGTAGCCGATTGTAATTTTCTCGCCGCTGCCGTTATCACAGACAAGCAGGAAGTTTCGCACTGTATCACCCCTTTATTTTGAAAATCAGATCGCGGGTTGCAACGCGGGTCGCCCGCGCTGTCTCTGCGGGGGATACCGGGTCGGGGCTTGTCACATTGATGGTCTGGTTGTAGTTTATGGTTTTCGTAGTGGGCACGGGGGCCGCGCCTGCACCTGCAAGCTGTGGGCCGTTTACCATAATCGCCATGCCTGCGGTGATGCCGTCAAGGGTCTTTTGCAGATACGGCATGGCGCTGCGCATTGCATCAGCGTAACCGTGGATGAAGTCCACAGGCCACTTTTCGTAATCACGCAGCGGCCCTTCATCTGGGCGGGAAAAATGCAACAGACTGCGGATGTCATCGGCCAGCCCGCGCACATTGTCCACAACAGCGCTTGCCGCATTGGCGATGCCCTTTGCAAATCCGTTGATGAAATCCTTGCCCCATCCAAGCGCCTTTTCGGGCAGTTCCTTGATGAAGTCCACAGCCTTGTTGATGCAGCCTGTGGCAGCACTGTAGACTGTGCCGGCCATGCCCTTAATTGCATCAGCCATGCGCTGAAACATCGTGCGGCCAAGCATTGCCAGCGTGGACGGCAGTGCGCGGAAGAAATCAAGGATACCGTTCCAGATGTTCTGTACGGCGGTGCTAATCGTCTGGCACAGGCTGGAAACCGTGGTAAGGAATCCGTTCCACGCGGTAGAAATCCCCGTGCCGATGGCGGTCATGGTGGACGACAGGAACGATTTGATGCCATTCCATGCCGCCTTTACGCCTGCCGCTATTGCGTTGCCTGTGGCAATGATGGCAGACAGAATTGCGTTCCAAGCGGCAGGCACGAATGCTGTGATCGCGTCCATGACGCTGCTGACGGTTTGCTGAATACCCGTCCAGATAGTTTGAACGGTGGTGCTGATTGTCTGGCATACCGTGCTTATGATAAGCAGCAGGCCGTTCCATGCGGCAGTTATACCGCTGACAAGCGCGGTGACGATGCCTTCCACAACAGCCTTGATGCCGTTCCAGATGTCGGATATGGCCGTAGACAGCAAAGACAGGATGTTGGAAATGTCGCTGCCCAGCATATTAAAATCGCCGGTGATAAGATCACAGATCACAAGCACAATGCCCAGCACCGTTGTTTTGATGACATTCCAGATATTTGTAAAAATCTGCACAATGCCATTGAAAGAGGTTGTCACGCCGCCGCCAATGACAGCCCAGACCGCTTGCAGGCCGCTGGCAATGCCGTTTGCAACGGTGGTTACGACATTCTTGATACCGTTCCAGATCGTTGAAAATACCGTTTGCAGGCCGCTGAATGCGGCAGTGGCGGCGCTTGTGATGCCCGCCCACGCAGTTTGCAGGCCCGTAGCAATGGCCGTTGTTACGGTGTTTACGGCGGTCTGGATGCCGTTCCATGCGTTTGTGATCGCGTCCTGTATCGCGGTCATAGTATTCTGTATGGTGCTTACGATGGCATCCCATGCAGTTTGTACGCCGCTCTTGATACCATCCCACGCGGCAGAAAGGCCCGCTTGCATGGCCGCAAGCACGCTCTGCACGGTGGAAACCGCAGTCGAAACAGCCCCCTTGATGCCATCCCACAGCCCAATCCAGAAATTGCGGAACGCTTCGGATTTGTTCCAGAGGGCGGCAAACCCAGCAACCAGTGCCACAATGCCCGCCACGACCAGCACAAACGGATTTACGCCGGACAACAGGCCAAACAGCCCGGATATAACGCCCTTGACCCTGGCAACGGTAGAAACGATTTCCGGGGCCGCTTTCAGTATCCCGCCGATGCTGGATGTCAGATTGCCGATAAATATCAGCACAGGCCCCAGCACAGCCACGATGCGGCCAATCGTCAAGATGACGTTCTTCGTGGAATCGTCAAGGCTGTTGAATTTCTGCACCAGATTGGACGCTGTCTGTATCATCTGCGTGATGCTCGGCAGCAGCGTGCCCATCAAGTTGATAAGGGCGTTTTTGGCTTCGTTCAGTGCCTTGGCAAATTTCTGGTTGGTGGTATCAGTGACTTTCTGGAACGCTTCGTCCGTTGCACCGCTGCAATCCTGCATTTCGCGCAGGATTTCGTTGTACTCTGCGCCGTCGTCACGGGCAAGCACCATCGCGGCGGAACCCGCTTCGACGCTGCCGAACATATCTTTCAGTGTCTTGCCGTCGGCTTCGGCGGCATCGGAAAGCATATTCAGAATGTCGGATGTAGAATTGCCCTCGGCTTTCAGATCAGCAAAGCCCTTGCCCGTCAGTTCGCGCAGGGCCTTGTCCGTGATGCTGCCGGACTTTGTAAGTTCGTTCAGCATGGATTTTAAGTAAGTGCCGGATTCTGCGGTGGCAATACCGTTTTTGGTAAGCTGGGCGTAAGCCGTAGAAAGTTCGGTCATGTCGTAGTTGGCCGCAGCGGCCACGGGGATGACCTTGCCCATGCTCGACGCAAGTTCGTCAACGGTGGTTTTGCCCTTGTTCTGGGTGGTAATCAGCAGATCACTGATCTTTGTAGCGTCGTCGGCGCTCATCTGATAACCATTGATGGCCGTCGTCATAACGTCAACAGACTTTGCGGCATCGGTAAAGCCGCCTTTCGCCAGCTTGACTGCCGACGTGGTGAAATCAACTGCATCGGCAGCGTCCACGCTGGCAGAAATGGCGCTGTACACGGCTTCGGAAAAGTCCGTTACAGAAACGCCGGTTTCATTGCTGGCGGCAACGATGTCGGCCTTGTACGCTTCAAAGTCGGTGGACGATGCGTCCAGCAGGGTGCTGACTTTTGCGAACGCATCCTCAAAGTCTGCGGCCAGCTTCAAGCCGACACTGCCAACGCCTGCCACAGCGGCAGAGACAGGGGCAACAGCCTTGCCGACGGCAGATATACCGCTGCCCACTTTCTGCATTTTGTCGCCCACAGCGGCCAGCTTTTGGGCCGCAGTGTTCGATTTGTTGTAAGCGTCGGTCAGATCATCAATGCGTTGCTTTGTCTGTTCGATTTCGGCGCACAACTTGCGGTATTCCGCTTGTTCTTCTTCCGTGCCGTTCTGCATCGTCTTACTGCACTGTTCTTTTGCTTGGGTAAGTGCTGCAAGTTTGTCTTTGCTTGCGGCAATTTCCTTTGTCAAAAGTTCCTGCTTTTGGGTAAGCAGAACGGTATTGCTGGGGTCGAGTTTCAGTAGGCGGTTCAACTTGCCGATTTCGGTAGCCGAACTGTTTACTTTCCTGTTCAGTTCATCCAGCGCCGTGTTGAAATTTTTGGTATCGCCGCCAATCTCGACGGTGATACCTTTAATGTTATAGGCGGGCAAACGTCGCCGCCTCCTTTCCGTAGCGGCTCCATTTAGCCCTTAGTGCAGACCATTTACTGCACCGTTATCCAAAGAATTTGTCGATGTCTGCCTGCGTCGCTTTCAGCGGCCACTTGTAGTCATCGTTTTCCCGTTCAATCGCCATGTCGTTTACCATGCCGACGGTCAGCAGATCAAGATCGCGCAGAGCAATGCCCATCTGCACGCAGCGCAGTAAAAACAGCGGCGTTGTCATTTCGCGGGTGCTTACCCTTGTTTTTTTTTCGGCTTTGCCGTTGTCTGCGTGTTCAGATTCCACAGCGAAACGATTTCGGGAAGAATCTGATAGATGTCGAATGTCTCGAACTGGTCAAGCCAATCTTCAACAGTGTCGGGAACAGCATCTTTATCCGCATGTTTTGCCATGATGTAGGCCACGCTTTCAAAAAATGTCAGATCCGTCACATCCATCTGCTCATCTTCCGTTGTTGCTTTATCATAAGCGCGTGACAGGCGGGCGATGTCACTCATAATGTCACGCCCAAACTTGATACGGTACAGGCGCGGCACGGCAGCAGTGGCGCGCAGGCGGACTTCTTTGCCGTCGATGTTGATGGTTTTTTCCATGTGTATGATCTCCTGTATACAGGGTGTTCCGGTGGAACACTTTAGGTTGCATCAGTGGGCAGGGTAACGCTTGTGTACCAGCCGTTCAGCGTGGCGGGGGTGGCATCGTCTGCCGTGTGGGCCTTGATCGTACCGTCAGCCATCGGGGACACGGTGATGGTGGAAGTCTGGGTGTCGGGGTCGGTGGTTTCGCTCTTGGTGTTGGCGTTGATACCGGGGCGGGTTGCCGAACAGTTGTAAAGCACATACTTGCGCCCGGTGGTGTCGCCGTCCACCTCAAACAGCAGGGCGAAGCTGGCGGGCTGGACGTTGGCATTCTCGACAATCAGGCCGTTTTTGCTTTTCGTCATGCCCCAGATGTCAAGCATCATCTGTTCGGGGAACATAGCTACTTCAAAATCGCCGGAATAGCCGTTGTTGCTCTGGCAGACGTAGTACACAATGCCGTCCGCGTAGAACTTCGTAACTTCGCCCTCGGCATCCAGAGACAGCGACACGCTGCCGGGGATGGCAACAGGGGTGTCGAAGGTGATCGTGCCATCTTCGCCAGTCACTTTGTGCTTGGCGTAGTGCGCGTTTTTGAGATTGAAAAGCACTTTATCTTTAGACATTTTTACACCTCAATTTCATAGATGACATAGAACATCTGTTCTTCGTCAATGTAGGTTTCATCGGACTTGCTGTAAAAGATGCCCGCCGCCGTCAGCGCTTTTTCAAGCGCTGCTTCGACATCGGGGTCTTTTTCGGCTGTGTACAGTTCAAGGGCATAGAGGGTCTTTTTGGCGTACACAATGCCATCTGCCGCAAAGGGATTGTCGCGTTCAAAATAGAACACGCCAAACGGCAGATCATGACCGTTTTTCCACGCACGGTATACGAACGGAATACCGCTGCCGTCCAGAACCGTTTTCAATTCTGCCTGCGTCAACTGCAATACCTCCGTTTCAACTTTTTATTGCATATATCGTGCATTTCTGCTATGCTGGTAGTAAATAAATGCGAAAGGGTGTTACTTATGGCAAAGTGTAAACGCTGCGGCAAGTGGGGGCTTTTCTTAAAGCTGAACAGTTTCGGTCAATGCGAAAAATGTGAAAAGGAGCTTGCAGAAGCGGCACGCCTAGAACGGGAACGCAAGAAAGCAGCCTTTTGGGAAGAACTAAACAATCTTCCGCACGCAGAAATACGCCGTGACGGTGTGAAGCAAAAGGCGCAGCCTGTGTCTTATCTCAAAGAAGCAATGACATATCCCCGCGTTACAGCCAAGAGCAACGCCGCCAAGTTCGCGGATTTTGTTGTTCTGGACACCGAAACAACGGGGCTGTCATGCACTAAAGATGCAGTTCTGGAAGTTGCGGCAATCAAGGTAAAGAGTTATAAATTTGTTGAGGTATTCCATACAATGATTACCCCCCCCCCGCAGAAACTTTCGATGGATTCCGCGCGTGAGGCTATGTCCGTCAATGGCATAACACCCGAAATGTTAGAGGGTGCGCCGATGCTGTACCAGATCATCCCGTCACTGCAAGAGTTCATCGGGGATATGCCGCTTCTCGGCCACAATCTGGAATTTGATTTAAAATTCCTGTGCCGCGCGGGTCTGGATGTCACGCCGGAAACGCGCCGCTTCTACGATACCTACGAACTGGCCGGGCATCTGCTGAAAAAGCCAAAGTGGACTTATGACAGGGATTCGGGCGGCTATGGGCCGAACTATAACCAAAACTATGATGTTATGGATTATAAGTTGGGAACCCTGTGCGCACACTTCTGGATTGACAGAATGGATGCGCACCGCGCGTTGGGTGACTGCGTAGATACCGCAAAGGTATTTCGCTACTTGCTGGAAAAGAAGATAGATACCACGGCAGGCTTTGACAGCTAAGTTACTTCGCGCTGTAAATTTTCTTTACACCGTTCATAACACGTTCAATCGCTCTTTCTTCGGCGGGTTTGATGTGCGGGTACGCCTGCACGCGCCCGCCGTTTTTCTTTGCGTGACCGTTTTCCAAGAGGTGGGTAAGCTGCCACGCAGAGCGGTTACGGACAATCTCGCGCAGGCTGTCATTATCTTCCCATAGGGGCTTTATAGACCAGCCCTTGCGATATTTGCCCGTTCTGACAGGTGACGCGCTTTGAATTTCTTCCTTGCAGATTTTTGCCGTTTCACGAATCAGTTCTTTCGTTTCTTCGGTTGCCGCTTTGGAATAAGATTCAAGTTCCTTTCGGATAGCCGCCGCCAGTTGCTCCGGCTTGACCTTAATCGTGCTGCTCATGTGATGCCCCTTTTGGTTGCTGCATACAGTTCCAGTGTGTCAGGGTCAGTCTGATAGGTGCGGTAAATCAGCTTTCTTTTGCCGTCCACCATGGCGTATTTCTCGCCGCTGTAATCCCACGGGTGCAGCACGAATTTCTGTACATTGCTGTACCCGTGGGAACCGGCGGTAAAGGATTCTTCCCGGCTCACACTCTTAATGTCGCCGTACACGGTCACGCGGGCCGTCTCGGTTTCGGTCTGCCTGCCGATTTCATCGGTGCCGGAATCGTCCGTTGTAATCAGAATAATTTCATCACTGAAATACACGGGTCAATCCTCCAAATAGTCCCCGCACAGGCTCAAACTGTTTGCAAGGCTTTCATAGCTTTTCTGAAACCGTTCGGCATCATCGCCACCGTACCCGAAATTGCCTTTGCAATACAGCTTGACGGCCTGTTTGATAAGCGGGTCACTTTCGCTGATCTTCACGACACCATGTTTGCGCAGATCAGCTTTGCAGGCAGCAATCAAATCTGCAACTTCATCATCAAACGCGGTGTTGTCTCTGCGGATGCGCAGACATTTTTTTGCAAAGTCAAGCACGTTTTACACCTCGCAGGTTAAGAGCCGACGACCTTTGCGGTTTCGCCCTTCTTGATGATGATGACGCCGTTCGGGTCAAGCAGCTTGCCATCGCAGATGTGCAGCACCTTAGTCTTGACGGTGTTATCGTCGTGATCCATCCACTTGACGGCGGCAAACTGACCGTTGCTGTTCTCGGCGTAGTCGCTGGGGTTGAAGTACACGGCAACGACATCATCCTTGGCGGCGGCATCGAAGTTGGCGATGATGTCATCCTCGACGGTCTCCACAGGTTTGCCGCAGAAGCGGTACGTCTCTCCGCCGTCGATGCCGTAGTTCACGCGGCCAATAGGCTGACCGTTCTTATCGACCATGCCGTCAATGTAGCCGTCAAACGTGCCCTGCGCCATGACAAACTCACCCTTGCGGTACGCCTTGGGAATCTTGGCGATGACCTTCTTGTGCCATGCGGAATAGTCGCCGATCTCATCAGGGGAAAGAACGACAACATTCTTGGTGGGCACGCGGCTGTCCTTGGTGATGCCACGGAACTGCCCGCTGCCGGTGCCGGAAATGATGGCCTTTTCTTTGGCGGCAACGATGGCTTCCACGGCGAGCGGCACAAACATCTGCTGGAACTCGTCAAAAGTGACGACGGACGCAAGCAGGGTCTGTGCGATTTTGCATTCCAGACCGTAGTAGCTGAAGGAAACCTTCGTGTTGGCGGTCAGCTTCTGATCATCGCTGGACTTGCTCTCACCAATCCAGTTGGCGGTAGGCTTCAAGGTCAGAATCGGGAACTCGACACCGCCCTGCACATTCAGCTTGCGGATTTTGGCGTACAGGTTGCCGTAAGACTTCATCTCGCGGATGATCTCGCGGGTGATCGTGGTGGGAATGACCGCGCTCGCGTCGGTGGTGGTCGTGGTAGCGGCCACATTCAGCATCGGGGCCACGCTGGCGCGCAGATCGGCGGGAATCTCGGTGCCGCGGCAGACGAAGTTCATAAACGCCGTGCGGTACTCGTTCGTCTCGCTGGGGTCGGTATGGGCGGTCTGGGCGCCGAAGTTGTTGATCGTGACCATCTGCGGGGCAGCATTGGTCTGGGCGGGGGTCACATCGGGCAGGTTGTAACTGCGGTTGCCGTTTTCCAGCGCGGCCAGATTCGCGCGGGCCTGCGCGGCAGCTTCATAATCCGCGTCAAGCTGGTTGATCTCATCGCGGCAGCGGTTGGAAGTCTCGATGTCGCCCGCGTCGATGGCGGCGCGCATATCGTTCAGCAGTTTGGTGCGCTGGGCATTGTACTGTTCTTTCGTCATCATGTTAGACAACTCCTTTTTTGATAAGATTTTCATAATCGATTTTGGCCTGCGCCAAAGCAGCAGCGTTCTGATCGCGGAACATGGCAAGCGTTTTCTGTACAACGCTTTCGGGCAGCAGACCGGGCGCGTCAGCAGCTACAAGTTCTCCGCCCATGACCTCATCCACAAGGCCAAGTTCCACGGCGCGGCGGGCATCAACCCACGTTTCCGCGTCCATCATGGCGCGGATTTCATCGCGGGTTTTCCCAGTCTTGCGCATATAGGCGTTGGCAAGGGCATCACAGGCAATGTCAAGCCGATCTCCTGCGCGGTGCAGTGCGCGGTAGTCGCCGTCGGCACTGCTGTACACATTATGAATCATCATCTGACCCACGGGGGAAATCATGCTGTGCCCGGCCATTGCAATGACGCTGGCAGCGCTGGCGGCGTAGATGATCTTGATGTTGACCTCGCCGGAATACTCGCACAGGGCCGTGTAGATGTCGTTTCCGGCATTGACGTAACCGCCGCCGGAATTGATATACACTTCAATGGGCTGGCCGTTTGCGGCGGCAAGGGCATCTGCAACATCTTTCGGCGTGGTGGATTCCATGTCAAACCAGTCGTAGACGTGCTTATAATCCTGCGGGATAATCACGCCTTTTATGTTTACTCTCATTCGTTTTCACCTCCCGACTTCGTTTGTTTTACGGGCGCAGTGTCAAGGCGGCGGATGGGTTCGTCACCGCCTGCCACAGGGGCAAGGCCAAAGACAGCGCGCCACTCGTTGGGCAGCATAGCGCCACGGTCAACCATGGATTCAAGGGAAAGTTTCGTGCTCATGCTGGCGTATTGCAGATTTGAACTTTCCAGATACAGCTTGTTTCCGAAAGCGCGCTGCCGACGGTTCCACAGCTTGCGGGTGTGTTCGGCGGCGATTTGCAGCAGATCGGGTTCAACTTGGGCTTCGTAGTAGCTTATCCACTCGTTTTCCGAAAAAGCCGATTTCACGATTTTTTCGTTCGTGTTGAAAAAGCTGTACAGCCGCGTGATGTTGTTCTGACTTTGCAGGGCGTTTGGCACATAGTCGTGCGGTTCCAACTGCACAGCATCGGCCTTTACGTCCGTACCTGCAACGCCCGTGCTGTTGTTGTTATCAAGGAAAGCATCGGCAAAGTCCTTTGTCTGCTTCTTGATGTCCTCCGGGCGCATACCGCTGGATGTGAATTTCAGCAGCCATCGGATGACCGCGCCGTTGCGAACAGCGTTGATGATGCTGCGGTCAGTCGTGCCGATGACTTCCATGACGCTTTGAAGCGCAGGGCCGGGCGGCGTGCCGAACACATCATTTTCGTTGTAGTCGTTGCGCAGATGGATAACATCGGTATAGGCAAACGTCCAAGTGCTGCCGTTCGGCAACCAGAATTGAAGCAGCAGTTCGCCCGCTTTGTTATAGAGGGCCTGCACACTGCTGGCGACGATGGGAAACAGCGCCACAGGATAGCCGTTATCATCGCGCTGGATAAGCGCAAACGCATTGTTGTTCAAGATCAACTGCGTTTCCATTCTCTCCGCGTACATCTGCCACGTCATGTACTGGTTCGGTTCTTCCAGCAGCAGGCGGATGTACGGGTCGGGGTTTGTCTGCGTGTTGGTCTTGCCGTCGGGGCCTATGGTCGTTCGGATGTGGCGCGGCGTGGCCTTGCCCACCGCCTTGATCTTTGGGCGGATGCAGGCGCGCACGATGTCGCTTTTGTACAGGTTGCCGTCGTAGACATACAGGCCGTTGCCCGTCTCTGTTACCATCTTGACTTGTGCTGCGGTGGGACTGCGGGCGACAGCCGCGCGCAACCGTTGAAAAATTCCCATGTGGGCATCCTCCGATCAAATCATAGTTTTGTAATCATCCTGTCTGTCTTGGAATACTACGAAAGCATCCAGCAGAGCGGCCAGACCGTCAATGCGCTTGCGCGCCTTGCTGGTCTTATTCGGCTTGATGTTGCCGTTTTTATCTTCCACAATGCCCGTGTTGGCAAGGCACCATTTCAAGACGGGGTTATTGTTGTAAATGATAAGTTTGCTATCAAAATCAGCGCCTAATTGCTTCATAGGCAGCGACAGCGTTTTCATGGTCTGCTGCACAGGCACGAACACGCCCTTGCCGAAGGTGTCCTGCATCTCGTCTACCCAATAGCTCGCAGACCATGCGTCATAGCCGCCACAATAGATATAGCAGTCAAGTTCGTTTTGCACTTCAAGGAACCATTCCGTGACATCTTTCTGCCGGACTTTGTTGCCCTCACAGGTGCGCAGATAGCCTTGTTCTTTCCACAGGTCGTAGGGAATACGATCTTCCCGCACGCGGCGTTCAAGCAGTTCTTCGGGCAACCAGAACATACACAGGACATAGATGTGCGGGTCGCCCGGAACCATGAATATGACGACGGCGGCGGTAAGGTCGGTTGTGCTGGAAAAGTCCGCGCCGCCGATGCCATACCGTGGCCGAAGCTGGCGCACATCGAATGTGGCGGTGTTGTTAAGCTGCTCAAAAGTCAGCCATGCTTCGCCGATGGTTTCGGGAATGTTGAAATCCTTGCAAAGCAGGTTCTTCACAAGTTTCGGGTTTGCAATGGCTTTCTGCACTTTGGCCCGCAACTGTTCCACGGACTTAATTGTGCCCAAACCGGGGTTTGCCTTGGCCCAGCAGCTTTCGTCTGTCCATTCCTTTCGGCTGTCCAGTTCGTAGACGATGGGAAGGAAGTGTTCGTTTTTATAGCCGTTATCGTCGTAAAAACCGTTTATGACATTTTCGGCTTCCTGATACAGATCATCGTACAGACCTTCGCGCACCGTGCCTGCCGTCGTGGTTTCAAAGATCATCGGCTGTTCACGGGCGGTCACGCCGTCAACAATAACGTCATACAGGGCGCGCATAGGCGGTGCCCATGCGTGAATTTCGTCCAGCAGACCGCCGTGAACATTTAAACCATCCTGCGTGTCGCTGTCGTGGCCTAGGGGCTTGTACACGCTGTCGTTGAAGTCGGAAACCATTTCAGCGACAAGCGGCTTGATTTTGCCGTTCGGTGTTTTGCGCGTCCAGTGCAGCACAGGTGACTTGCAGACCATGCGGCGGGCTTCCTGCCAGATGATCTTTGCCTGATCTTTTTTGGTGGCGACGGCGTAGATTTCCGCGCCGGGTTCACCGTCTGCAACCATCAAATACAGGCCGATGGCCGCAGACAATGTTGACTTGCCGTTTTTACGGGCGACAACAAGCAGGACTTCCCGATACTTTCGCGTGCCGTCAATGACATGAACGAAGCCGAACATGGCGGCGACAAGCGCTTTCTGCCACAGTTCAAGGATGAACGGCTTGCCGCCCGCTTTGCCTTTGCTATGGCGGCAGTAGTTTTCTATAAACTCAATGGCATGGTTGGCGCGCTTGGCCTTATAGACATAATCGCCGCAGCCGTTGACGACATCCTGCGCAAGTTTGCGGTAGACGGTGGCAACCTTTTTGCTGACGGTAATCTGTCCGTTTTCGATGGCAGCGTTATATTCAAGTATCGGGTTGTAGGTCAGTGGGTAGCGAATCAATCCGCATCACGTCCTGCAACGAAGCTGTCAAACTGATCGCCCGCGTCGTTTGTGGGCGGCGGCGCGGTGGCCTTGGGCAGCAGATCGGTCAGCTTGGAAAGCAGCGTCGCATAATTTTTGATGGTGGTATTGTAGCTTTTCAGTGCGGGATTTTCGCGCAGCATGGATTGTTCACCCTGCACGAAGAAATCCAGTGGGCCGATTTCGTCGGCCTTATTCTTCAAGGTGTCCAGCATCCCGGACATCCAGATCAGTTCCGACACGACGTTGCTTGCAAGCGCGCGGCGTTCTTCCGGCACAGATTCAATCGTAGATTTCAATTCCTTTTCGGTCAGAATCCGAATCGGCTGGTTCTTCTTCCGTGCCATTGCACGCCCTCCCTTGCAAAAAAAATATAGGGCCGCAAACCGCCGACATCCATCGACAGTTTACGGCCCCACTCGGCCCTTAGTGCAGACCATTTACTGCACCGCGCTTTTTTTCACTTTTCGCCGCACTTCCAAAACGATGATTTCACCGTTCTTTCGGCGCTTGATCTCGGCTGTGTTGCCATGTTCCAGTATGGCGCGCACAGCTTCAATTACATCGTCCGGCAACGTCCGTTCACCTCCGCCCGGATTCCTGCAAAACAGGAACAAATCTGTTTCATCTGTCAAGACCCCCCGGTCATGTGAAAATAACCTGTGTGTTCTTTGTGGCTCACTCCCTCGGTTCTATGGCAAACCGGGCTAGGGCCTGCCTAGGGGGGAGTAGCGCCGCTGGCGTTGGCCTTGTCCGCTGGCTGCGGCTGGCCGTTTTCGTCAAAGTAGTAAAGATTTCCACCGTCATTTTCAATTTTGTTGTGGCAATCGTGGCAGACATACAGGAAGTTCGCCGGATTCAAAGCAATGTCCGGGTCTGTGATGCTCTCCGGCGTCAGCCATACTTTGTGATGGACGATGTAGCCGGGCGCATCTCTGCATATCTGACACAAGCCGCCGTCAATGTTGACGCGGGAAGCGACGAACGCCGCGCGGCACTTGCGCCACTTTGTTGATTTGTAAAACGCTTTCGCAAATGCCTGCGCCATAGTTCACCGTTTGTGTTCCAGTAGAACACGAAGCAATCCGCCGGGGATTGTGTAGTAATAGAATAGTTACTGCTGCGTGATGTGTAGCGGAATCGAACCGCCGCGCTGTGCGCCATACCTTGCACACCATATAATCCCGGATTGCCCGCCGGGCCGGGTGTCGCCATAGAATAGGAGGAAGAAAGGCCGTCAGTGTTCCCAACTGACAATTCCACTATAGCACACTTGAAATTGCTTATCTGGCCAACATTATGAACAAATTGTAAACTTTAGTGCTTAGGGCTTGCATCTGGAATAAGGCCAGCTTCAAGGGCTAGTGTGTAGCAGTATTCGCGCTTGTAGCGGCGGAAAGTCTTTTCGCTGATATTCAAGTCGAACTGCCGCAGCAGAGTTGCGACGCTGGGTCTGCGCGGGTGCTTGACGTTCACCTTGACGGCAGCAGCCAGACGGTGCGCTTCGTCCTGCTGGCCCGCCGGGTATTTGTCGAAGATCATCTGTTCCGCAGTACACAGGGCTGAAAGATACGGTTCCGTTTTGGCCCCCTGTACCAGCCCTGCGCAGACCTTGACGATACCGGGCGGCAGGGTGTAGCGGTTCATGGCTCACGCTCCTTGCACTCGTCATAATCTTCATCATCTGGAATTTCGTCGGGCAATTCCCAGAGTTCACATATTCCGTCCCCACGCTGGAACATCGGGAAATTATACATCCGGCTTTCCTGATTGGTGCATCGTGCTTTCCAGTATTTGCATCTTCCACAGCGCGGATAGTCGTTTATCAGCATGGCTCACCCCTCCGTTCCGTTTCACTTTCAAGAAATTTTCTGAATCTGTACCAGTCAGGGCGGTCAATTTCATCGTCGCCCATGCTTTGGCCCGTCCGCTCTGCAAAATCTATGTCGTCAATCATGGTGCGGATGGTGTTATCGTCAAACTGTGCAACATGTCGGCGGCAGAAATCTTGTACCAGTGTCGGCATATAGGTCTGACGACCCATGCAGTAGCGCAGGGCGCAAACGCAGATCGTGCCAAGGTATTTGTCAGTTTCGGGGGCTTCCCGTTTGGAATCTTTGGATTCGCGGATGGAATCGCCCCATTTCGGTGCTTTGCTCATTCTGTGCCCTCCGTATCCGCCGGGGATTGTGTGGCAGGCTCTTTCTGCTGCCAGTAACAGCAGCCATCATCGCCGTCCGTGAAGTCTGCACAATAGGGGCTTGCGCCGCAAAAGCATACGCCGTTGAAATCTTCCCAATACAGGCAGGTTTCACAGCGCAGGCGTTCGGCAGGGGGCGTGTTCTTTCCGGTTTCCATCTTTACATGTTTCCACCTTTCCAGTTTTCAATGCTTTCAATGTGCAGAATTTGCAGGATATAGTAGTATTTGTCCGGGTCTGCGCCCCATTCGCGCACACCGCCTTTTCCGAAGATGCAATGCACCCGCAATATGGCTGCTGGGGCTTTTGAATTGTATCCGGCACGAATTTTTACAGGAAAAATCTTGTATGCTTGACCTTTGCAATTCGGGTCGGCAGCTATGGCGGAATTTATGCGAGTTCGGTAATACTCTGTCGCTTCACGGTATTCTTCGCGCTTTTCACCGCGGCAGATCATGTCAAACCATTCCTGCTTTATGGGAAGTGTCAGCATTTTTCATTACTCCTTTGTGACCGGGGCAAGGCGGCATCATTTGCCCTCGCGCTGTGCAATGGCGCGTTTCAGCTTGTTAAGGTTGAAGCCCATTTCACCGACAAAGCGCAGGCACAGATCATGGTTGATACCGTTGCCCAGATAGGTATAGATGTAATCCATGCTTGTGCGTGTATAAATCGTGCCGCAAAATTGGTTGATACCGTTCAAGTGGTATTTCTGACTTGCCGAACTGTAGGACTTACAGGCTTCACGGCTGCACCATTCAATAATCCGGGCATTCAGTTCGTCCAGCGTGTCCGCACCGTACAGCGGTACGGTGGTGTTGCGGGCCGGATAGACAATCAATTCAAGGCGCAGGTTCATAATTGCTTTCGGAAATGCGTATTGCAGGGCGCACCGAACCGCCTGATCTAATAAGATACCCTTTGCGTAGACAGGCGGCGGGGTCACGGTGGGTTCTGCTTTGATAAGCGCCCGGAAACTTTCAACAGCAAAATTGCGGGTCATAACGTGGTTGCTGTCGTTGCTGTGGGCGGGCAGTTTGCTTTCAAGGCTGTCGGCATCTATCATTCGCATTTTTCATCCCTCCAGTCGCGCGCAATGTTCGACGATGATATTTTCCTTGCCCGCCGGGGTGTTTCGGGTATATTTTTCACACCGATAGGCGGGGCAGTCATCATGCAGGCACGGCATAAAATATTCATTCCTGAATATTGCATCTGGAATTGTGGCAGAGGGCGTGGTTACGCCGTGAACACGGAATGGGCACACCATGCGGCTTTTTTCTTCTTCCTTGTACATAAGGAGTTATTCCTCCAGCAATTCAGCCGCTTTCAGCATGACAGCACATCCGTCAATGTGGCAGTTGTGTTCAAATCCACAGCCGACGCACTCACAATACTTGGGCGCAAAAGGGCGTGGGAATGCGGCAATCTTCTTTAGTTGCTCGATCAGTTCCGGGGATGCTTTTTCATACGGCTTGCTGGAACAGGCCGCTGCATCAAATTTCAGATGTTGGGGCATCGGTGTCCGCCTGCCTTTCTTCGTATATCGGCAAGTGTGGGTGTACTACAATCTGACAGCCGCACATAGGACAACTAAAGGCGTCATGCAGGCCGTCAACGATGGCTTCATCGTCCTTAAGGATACCGTTGTTTGCGCAATAAAGGAATCTGCCGTAGTTGTGCGTTCCGCGCACGACGTAGCGATTATCGTTGTATGGGATGAATTTATATCCGCATACTCCACACTGTATATCGCGCATCGGTGGCGGGTTATCCGCCTGGCTGCTGTCGGATTCTGTATTGCGAGATTTTTTCAGCTTTTTGCGCGAAAAAAACTTATCATAAGCAATAACGCCAACCATACCGACACCATAGACGAAAAGACCCGTTCCAATAGCAGGAAGAATCACTTTCAAAATTTCTCGCATTGTCATACCTCCCATGCAAACGGCAGACCGATTTTGCATCCTTCGCGCCGTTCGTCGAAGAAATAGCATCCTTTGCAGCACTCGCCGCTGCCGTGGGCTTCACAGTAGTTGCTAAGATCGCGGGCCGCGTCAATCACGTCATCGCTGGCGGTAGGCTCTGCGCTCTCGACGGCGGGCGGCTCTTCCTGCACGGCGGGTGCGGGGGTAATCTCCGAAGGTTCGGGCGCGGTATCCGCCGGGGGCGCTGGGGTTTGGGTTTCGGTGTCGGGGGTCTGCTTGGGGGTGCAGTGCGTGCAGGCCGTGGGGCAAGTGGCTTTTTCAAGGCACAGTTGACAGCATCCAGCGCATCCGATCATTACACCGTTTTTGACGTGGGATAAAATGCCATCGGCATTGTCGCACATACCGTCTACGGTATCTGTGCAGTTATCGTTAATGAATGTCGCATATCTTTCTGCACGGGTCACAGGTGCTTTTTTCGGCTCTGCGGTTGCTTTCTTCGGCATCGGTTCGGGGGTGATGCCTGCACCTGCACAGGCTTTGACGAACTGTGCCCATGTGTACTGTACGCGCTGACCGTCCAAGTAGAAGCGGATGCCCTTTGCGCTGGTATCAGTGATGCCGCCGCAGAGGTTCGTTCCGCCTGTCGGGTCTTTGGCGAGGGCTTGCAGCATAGCGGCACTGAAATATTCCAGCTTGCGTACCCATTTTCGATTTACAAATTCCTTTGCCATGGGAAGCGCCCAGTCGGGAAAAGTTTCGGGAACAGATTCTTTCTTCTTGCGCACCGCTTCCATTGTAGGCACAGGATAGGTTGCGGCGATCTCTTCCTGCTGACGGTTTGGCAGGCTGCTAAGTTCATAGGCAACCTGCGTGCCGATGGTGCCAGCCTTGTAGCGCTGCATCAATGTGGGGCACAGGTGCTTGTAGATGGCTTGGTATTTGCCCGCTTGCGCCGAAGAAATGCCCAGCGCCGCCGCAACGGCAGTGCGGGTCTTGCCCTCTACCTTGCCGCCGTTGGCCTTAAACTCTTTTGCGATTTCGGCGGTCTTGACGGTTTCCATCATGTTTTCATATTCGGTTTCTTTGCGGGTGGTGCGGTTCATAAGGATAAGCCGTGCTTGGTCGGCCAGCGCGCCCATGCTGGACGTGATCTTCACGTCAACTTCGGCCCAGCGTTCCGGGTCTTTTGCGTAGAGGGTCAGCAGGGCCAGACGGCGGCGGTGTCCGCCTGTCAGGCGGTATTTGCCCGGTTCATCCGCCGGGCGGACAACTAAGGGCTGTTCCAGCCCGAAAGCATCAATGGCAGCGGCCAGTTCTTCAATGCCGTCTGTTTCGTAGAAATTTTCGGGGTCTGGCAGGATGTCGGCCAGTTTGATGCGCGCAAAGTGATCTTGTTCCGGCTGGGTGCTGGCGGCGCTCAAAACATCTTGAATCAGATTCATGTTGGTTCCCTCCGGGTGTTCCAATGGAACACCAAAACAGCGATTTATTTCTTCTTTTCGGCAGTTTTGCGGGCTTTATTACCTGTTTTCTGCCATTTCGGCAACATTTCGGATAAGGCCATAATGTAGAACTGTGCGATAATATCCCGTGTATCATCGGGCAGGGTTTCAAACTGTCGGATGATGTCCTGCCGCATCTTGGCGGGGTCGGATGTCTGGGTGCGCCGGATGGGCGTTTGCTTGCTTTTCACAAAATTACTTCCTTTCCGGTTCTGGTATCAACTTGCACGGGGCGGGTTCCTTTCAGTGCAAAATCGGGGTTCGTGGTGCGGTGGCATTGCAGATTCGGTTCATTCGGGTGGTTGGCGGCGCACCATTCATGTTTACAGGCCGTGTTCTTGGCGGGGTCGCATTCGTACAGCGTAATTGTGCCATCGGCAGCAATGTTAATATCAATCATCGTTTCCGTCCTTTCCTTTGGTTGTACAGGCCGTTTTTGCGAACATCCTTGCGGATTTTGTCGCCGCGTTCGGAATCAGCGGCATCAATGCGCCGTTCAGCTTCGCGGGCTGTCTGTATCTGGTTGCATACTTTTCGGTATTCGGCATAGTCCGTGCAGGCGGTGTGGCAGTTGATGGCCCGCCGGGCGCATCGGTAACAGGGTGCATTCATGTCCGTTTATCCTTGATTTTGTAGCCTGCGGCTTTCATGGCTTTCTGATCTTCGGGGGATGGGATGCAGGCGGAATCATTGGTTTGCATCATAACGCGGCCATCCTTGGCATGCACCGTAAAGAGGGCGGCGGGCAGATCAGAGCGGCAACAACTGTTCACAGCCCAGCACCTCCAACACTTCATCCGCCAGCACGCGGAAATCGCGGGCGGCATTGCTCCAACGACTGTACAGCGACAGCGGCTTGCCCGCGTCGTTTCCGTTTTCGACTTTCTGTGTGCTTTCGCGGATAACCGTGCCCAGTAAGTCAAGGTCGGTCACATCGGCGATTTTCTCTTTTTGATCGGGGCGAAAGCGGGTAATAAGGGCGTAGGCTTTCAGCTTTGGATTTTCCTGCTGGGCCGCTTCGATTTGCTCCCATACCTCGGCAAGACCCTTGCGGGCGTTCTTGTCCAGCGTGATCGGCACGATGGCAAGGTCTGCTGCCATAAGGGCGTTGATGCTTGCCATGTCGATGTCCGGGGCGCAGTCCACAACAACGAATCCAAGCGCACCTTCATTTTCCGCAAGGTAGCGGCGCAGACGCTTATCGCGCCCGCTGGACGTGTCCAGCAATAGGGAAATGTTCGACTTCATAAGGCGGTAGTCACTGGGTAGAATGTGCAGATGTGGATATGGCTTCCCGTTGGCGTGCAGGGCCGGAAGTGTAGCGTGAAGGGCGCAGGCATCAGCGGCGGTCTTGGCCGTCAGCACATCGCCCAGACCGTGGGTAAAATCGTGGATGTTGTAAAACTCGGTGCTGTTGCCCTGCTTATCTGCATCAATCAGTAGTGTCTCGCCGATGTTGGAAAGTTCGTATGCAAGGTTTGTTGCGGTGGTGGTCTTGCCGACACCGCCCTTTAAATTCAAAATGACGATGGTTTTCACTTTTTCTTGCTCCTTTTCTTCTTTGGGCGCTGTTTAGCTTTGGTACGGTCTTTGCCGGGCTTGGCGTAATAGTTCATCATGGTTTCAAAGCGGCGGTATGCACTGCCGCAGTGGCGTTTCTTGCTGTTGTTCATGTTTGGTAATCCTCAATAGACATTTGACCGGGTAGCTGGCCGGGTTCGTTTTCCCATTCCACGCCGATGTAGTTGAGTACGCGGCCCCATCCATACCAGTCACCATTTTCGTCACGACAAACATGGCGCATCCAGAATTCCCATTCTTTGGGGTTTGCGCTGCGCAGGCGATCAAACCGGTTTGGGCGCTGTTCAAGCTGGATGCCGAAACCGCACATCGTACAGCCTGTGCGCTGCGCAAGGGTGGTGCGCAGCGTTCCGTCCTTGTCTCGGACAATCTCGCCATATTCCGCCGGGATGGGGACATTCAAATCAAGGGCTAGTTGCAAAATGTCTTGCCTGCTGAATATGGCGAACGGTGCGCTTCGGATGGTGCTTTTACCGTAGTAATTGCACCCGTGCATCATAAGGCTTTTTTCTCTGCGTCCGCCCTCGGATGCCATCAAGCCAAGATACGGAACGCTGTTGTGCTCCTTGGCCCAATCGTCGCAAGGCTTTTCTTTGAGATAATAGCAGCAGCGTTCGGACACCTTGAACGGGGCAGCTTCATATCCCAGGGCCGCACCCTCTGCATCTGCACCGCCGAACTTTTCAAGCCATCTTTGGCTTAGTTTCATTCGGCTGTTTTTCTGGAATCCACCATATTCGCCTGTTTCGCCCGTAATGATTGCATGGCGAACAGTGGCGTTTTTTGGTGTCGGGTTTTGTAACAGACTGATCTTGCCCGCAATCTCTTTGCTAAGCACGGGCCAGCCCAATTCTTCAATGACTTTGGTTTTCGGTTTCAGAGGTTTCAAGAAATACATGCGGGGTACGGGCGGGCAGGCATCGTGCAGGGCCTGTTCCTGCGCTCTGGTATCCGGGTCTGTGATTGTGTCGATCTCATCCTGCGGCAGGGCCATGTGCGCGCCCAGCCATTCCCGCGCCGAGTAGGTGTTTTCCATTTCGGCGGCAATCTGCTTGTGTACAGCCTGCACGCCTTTCTGTTCTAGGGAAGAACAACTGACACAGGGAACATGTACGCCGCACGTTTCAAGGAAGTAATGCAGGGTGATGGAATCCAAACCACCAACTGATATGTGACAGTTCAGGCTCATTTCGCTGCATTTGTCCTGATAACTGCGGGCGACATTTTCCGCATGGCGAATTTTCTGTTTGTAGGTGTAGTTTTCCTGCATATAGCGGAAATTGCGAATGTTGGCTTCTGCGCCGGTTTCCTGCATGATCTGCTGTACTGTTTTCATGGCTGGTATTGCGGTTTGTACCGCCCCTCCAAGTAATCCGTGATGACTGCGGCGGCAGCTTCCCAGCCCTTGCAGACTTCCACGGCATAACCGGTATCACGCAAGCGGGCAATCCACTGTTTCTGTGCAGCTGATACCGTACCGCCGCGCAGACGCTTCAATTCGATGTACAGGCCGTTGTACTTGGTACGGATAACGGTATACTGGCCGCGATCAACGGAATCTATCTTCTGAACGCCGACAGGCAGGAAGATGTCCGGCACGCCGGATTTCACACCCATTGCGCGGAAGCGGCCCGCTTCGGCTTTCCCACGCTTGCCGCCGTTTGGGATATGGTACATAAGGGAAAGTTCGGGATATTTGCCGCTTTGGGCATCGGCCCAGCGGAACAGGCACATTTGCTCTACATCTTCGGTAGGCGGCGGCATGGTGTATTTAATATCCGCCATTGAATGCACGTCCTTTCTTTGTGGCAGGCGGCAGCGCGGCGTAATGATCGCGCGGGGCGCTGTCTGCCGGGGTTGTAATCAGTTGGTCGAACATAGGCCCGAAAAGCTGTGCAGGCGGCGGGAACGGTGCATCATTGTCTGCGGCCATACCGATGACGGCTTTCACGTCCTTTTCTGTGTAGCCACGGTCAAACAAGCTGTACACCTGTTTTCTTGTCTGCTTATCGCCCTGCATATTGATACCAGTAAATGCTTGCAGCAAGGCCATGATACGGGTACAGCTTTCACGCCTGTTTTCAACAGACTTTTCAACAGCCGATTTCTGGGGAAGATTATGTTGGGGGTTTATTTCATTTTGTCTAATATAATCTTCTGTGCAGAAACTCGGTTTTTGTTGTTCGTTATCTGGGTTTTTGTATGCGGTTTCTCCGTTTTTGTGTACGAAAACTAAACCGGCGCGGGGTGTAACCTCTAAAAGCCAGTATTCAACAATAATCGGTATTTCGCCTGTACGCCGTGCGATGCCGTCCAGATAGCGGCTTTGTATCGCCCGAGAAGTTAATATTCCGTCCGTTGTAAATAAGGCTTTGTCGAAAAGTCCTAAAGACACGCACAGATCAACGATTGCCCGAACTTGGGTTGACTTCAACCCGCCGCCCAGCTTGCGCGCTGTCGATGCGGCGTTGTCATATCCCCAGCGGTAGAAATAACCATCGGTGGCGTAGGCTTTTTGGCACAGGGCAAAGTAGACATAAAAGCCCGCCGGGCCTTGTGCATCAATCAAGTTGTCAATAGAGGTGTCGTTTTCGAGAACGTCCACATCCCACGTCGAATAGTTCAGATTCCGCTTCGGCGGTCTGCCCATTCGTAATACCTCCGTGTGTGGATGTTACCCGCAAAACGTGCCGTCAGCGTCGTACAGCGCGGGATTCGCGCGGCGGTCACTCCATCCGTACTTGATGCCAGCTTCAACAGCAGCGGCCTGCGCGGGCGTAGCCGTGCCGTAACACTGATTCATGGTGCGACATACCGTGTGACGAATTGCCAGTAGTGCGGCATCCTCTGCATCCACTGCGCAGAGCGGCGCACCTTTCACGCAATAGTAGGTATTGTCACCGGGGTAGACCTTGGCGGGCCGTCCGCAGTCGTATGGGTTGGGAACATAGGCGAACATCGGCATTCCGGGAAACACGCTGGGGAACATATCGCCGATGCAGGCTTTCGGGGTTTTGGTGGTAGTGTCCATCTTTCAATCCTCCTGTTTGGTTTTTCTTCCTGCCTTTGCTTCATGCGGCGTTTGGCAGTTCATATAATGCCGGTCTTTCCCGGCTGTCAGCTAAGGAAAAGTATGGAGAGAAAAAGGGGCAGCGGGCTGTCAGAATCGAACTGACCGATGCTGTGAAATCTGCGCCAGCACCCGCACATGTACCCGGCAGGCGCGAACAGGTTTGCCCGCCGGGGGATGTGGGAAAATCCCACTTAGGTGTCCGGCACCTCTGCGCGGCAGATCAGCGGCCCGCGCAGTGCCCGTTCAGTCGTTCGTACCCCTTTCTGCAAGATGCGTCCGACTGCTGGTAGCGGTCAGTTCTGCGCCGATACCGCCAAACGCGCATAGAGTTGTTATTGATGACACATTTCTTCACACCGCTTATAGCCTATGTCGTTCCGCAGCATGTCCGCATTTGTGACGGCCTGCGAAAGAATGCAGATTCGTGTGCAACCAGAAATCTGAATTTTATGGGACGAAAAGCCGTTCTTATAGTGCAGCACCATCCAACTGCCGCCGCCAGCCGTGCAGTTATAACCTTCCGAAACAGAATATTCCAACTTCTCAAATTCCGGCATACTGATGCGCAGCATCTCCGAAATACTGCGCATGAAGTTTTTAGTCGGCGGGCATCCGTGGCGGATGGCGGTGACAGCTTCAACGGCTGACGGCGGCATAATCTTTGCGGCGCGGTCTGCCTGTTCGGCTATGCTGGTGAACAAATCGGCAAGGCCCTGCGCCTTGGCGGTAAGCTGTTCTAATTTTTCGTTGGCTTCGTCAGTGTTCAACGTGACGGCAATTTCGAAGTCTTTATTCATTCTGTCCCTTTCTTTGTATCCGCCGGGGAACGGCCACGGCGCTTGATGTTCTGATCGACAGTCTGCTGTGCCTTGGCGGCGCTGTACGCGCGGCATCCCTTGGGATTGAACGCGCCTGTATAGCCGCGTGCCAACTCTCTATATAGAGTAGCAAGGGAAACGTCCACCGCCGCCGCGATGGTCGGCAGTGGCGTTCCAGCGTCGTATAAAGTCGCAATAAGCTGTCGATCTTTTTGGGTGATTACCTTGTACTTCCGCATTGAAATTTCCTAAAGTTCCATATATAAAAATGATGCGAAAGAGCGTTTAATCTCTTTCGCATCTATTGTACCAGTCGCCG